CTGACTGGAAGTCCAGCGGCGACCCCATCCCCGTCTACTGGTCGCACCAGATGCAGGACCCCGACATGAACATCGGGTGGCTGCTGGACGCGCAGGAGACGGACAAGGGCCTGGAAGTGCTGGCCCAGCTCGACGTGGAGGAGGGCGGCAGCCCCAAGGCCGCGCAGGCCTACCGGCTGCTCAAGGGACGCCGGGTCAAGGAGTTCAGCTTCGCCTACGACGTACTGGAAGGCGGCCCCGTCGAGAAGGACGGCGACACCTTCTTTGAGCTGCGCAAGCTCAAGCTGTACGAGGTTGGCCCCACCCCGGTGGGAGCCAACCCGGACACCGAGCTGGTGGGAGTGAAGTACCTCCCCCCGCAGCTTGCCGCCGCCGACCTGGCCGTCAAGGCCGGACGGGTGCTGTCGGCAAAGAACGAGGACACGCTGCGCGAGGCCCTCGCCGCCTTGCAGACCAGCGCCTCGCAGATCAAGAACGTGCTTGCCGCCGTGACCAAGGACGAGGCGTCCAAGGCTGCCCCCGGCGAGACGACCGCACAGGAGAAGGCCAGCGGGGACGCACCGGCCAAGGACGAGGAGCCCACCGGGGCCAAGTCCGAGGAGCCCAACCGTCGCCCGTCCGTCGAGACCTGGGCAGCTCTCATCTCCCTTACTGACCTGGAAGGAACGAACGCATGAACGAGCTGCACATGCAGCGCGCTGCCGCCATCAAGGCCGCCCGCGACCTCGTGGACGGTGCCAAGGCTGCGGCACGCGAGCTGACCACCGAGGAGGTGACCACCATCGAGCAGAAGATGACCGAGGTGGCCACGCTCGACAAGCAGATCAAGGGCCGCGCGCTGGTGGACAGCGTGATGAGCCAGGCCACCGTCGAGGACGAGCCGGAGGACGAGGGCAAGGGCACCAACGCCAAGTCCCTGGGTGAGCACTTCGCCAAGTCCGTGGGGCCGGACGGCTTCGGTCGGCTCAAGACCATCAGCGGCTACACCGTGAGCGCCCCGGAGTTCACCGGTGGTGCGAAGGCTGCCACCGACCCCCTGCTCACCACGCAGTTCCCGAACCTCAACCCCCTGGTGACGCAGATCGACCCCAACCCGGTGCGGGCCTTCCGGCCTGGCCCGGTGGTGGCCGACCTGCTCGGGTCCGGTGCGCTTGGTGGCAACACCAACGCCGTGACCTACTTTCTTGAGGGCACGCTGGAAGGCGACTTCGCCTTCGTGGCCGAGGGTGGGCAGAAGCCGCAGGTTCACCTCACCGACTACACCCCGCAGACCGACGCGCTGCGCAAGGTGGCGGCGTGGTGGGACAACAGCGACGAGATGGTCGAGGACCTGCCGTTCATGGTGTCCGAGATCAACAACCGGGGGCTGTACCGGCTGTCCATGTTCGAGGAGGCCGCGCTGCTGTCCGGCGCGGGCACCGGCTCCACGATCAAGGGTCTGCTCAACCGGTCCGGCATCCAGACCGAGGCCGCTGCCGACGCTGCGGACAACGCGGACGCGCTGTTCCGCTCCCTCACCAAGGTGCAGACCGCCACCGGCCTGACCGCCGACGGCATCGTCATCAACCCCCTGGACTACCAGAAGCTGCGGCTGGCCCGGGACGCCAACGACCAGTATTTCGGTGGCGGGTACTTCGCTGGCCAGTACGGCAACGGCGGCGTTCCCATGCAGCCTCCGCTGTGGGGTCTGCGCACCGTCGTGACCGCTGCTGTCGCGCAGGGCACCGCGCTCGTGGGTGCCTTTCAGCAGGCCGCGACCGTGTACCGGAAGGGCGGGGTGCGTGTCGAGTCCACGAACAGCGACCTCGGCAAGTTCACCAGCAACATCATCACGACCCGCATCGAGGAGCGCATCGCGCTCGCCGTGCGCGTCCCCAGCGCCGTCGTCAAGGTGACGCTGCTCTAGGTGGTCGGGGGTGGTGGGTGGGACCTACCGGAGTACCGGCACCCACCACCCCCTCCCGCCTGTCCCACCAACACCGGAAGGGCAACGCATGAAGGAGTACACCGTCACCATCGGCGGCATCGAGCACACCCTGCTCCTTGACGACGAGGACGCCGAGGCGCGCGGGGCCAAGCCCGTGCAGCACAAGGCATCCGTGCCCGCGAACAAGTCCCGTAGCACCGACACCAAGGCCAGGGACTGACGCATGGCTACCCCGGAGCTGGCCACCACGCTGGCCGAACCCACCGACCAGGACCGGCTATTGCAGGCCGAAGCCGTGGTGCGCAACTACTGCGGGTGGCACATCGCCCCGGTGCGCACCGACACGGTGTCCCTGCTGTGGCCGCAGGAGGACACCGCTGTGGTGCTGCCTACCCTGCGCCTGGTCGCGGTGACCGGCGTGGTGGACAGCGACGGCAACACGTTGGACCCCGGCTTCTACAGCAGCACCACGCAGGGCGTGCTCGTGCGCACCTACGCCTGGTCCCCGCTGCTGTACGGCTGGGGCTACATGACCGTGACGTTCACCCACGGCTACACCGAGGTGCCCGCCGACGTGACCGCTGCCGTGGTCAACCTGGCCAAGCGGCTGCGTGGGGGTAGCACCGCGCTGCTGTCCAAGACCATCGGCCCGTTCTCCGAGAGCTACACCCCGGACCTGCTCGGGCTGGACCGCTCGGTGCTCGACCGCTACAAGCTGCCCCCGAGGCCGTAGGTGGACGGCGAGCTGGTGCAGGTGCTCACCGCAGGCACCACCACCAACCCCTACAGCGATGAGCCGGTACCGAGCTGGGATGACCCGGTGGCGCGCGACGTGCTCACCCTGGCCCCACCGGAACCGCGCCCCAGCGACGAGCCGGTGCAGGACGCCCGTAACGCCGTCACCAGCGGCTGGACCCTCTACCTCCCCCCGGGTGACCCGATCACCGCGACCAACCGCGTGCGGGTGCGCGGCATCGACTACCCCGTGCAGGGGCCGCCGCAGGATTGGGGACCTGCGGGTGTCGTGGTGCAGGCCTACCGAACGGAAGGGTGACCCATGGCTGGCAGAAGCGTGCGCGTCAAGGTGGACACCGCAGGAATCGGCAAGCTGCTGCACAGCAACGAGCTGCGAGGGGAGCTGACCCGGCGCATGAGCCGCGTACTGGACCAGGCCAAGGCCACGGCCCCGGTGGTCAGCGGCGCGTTCAAGGACAGCATGCACCTGGAACAGGCCACCACTGACCGCGCCGTGGTGCGGGTCGTCGCGGACTCCCCGGACGCGCAGTGGGCCGAGGCGCACAGCGGCACGCTGGCCCGTGCCCTGGACGCGGCAGGGGGTAGCTAGTGGTCGTCGTGCAGCCGGACGTGGAGCTGTGGGCCACCAGGTGGCTCCGTGCAGCCCTCGCGGCTCGCGGGGAGCCCTACGCCGCCAACGTCTACGTATCCAACGCCGTACCGGCCCAGCGGCGCGACCGCATGGTGCTGCTGCGCAGGGACGGCGGGCTACGCCTGGACCTGCTGCGGGAAGCCGCGCGCCTGGGCGTGCAGGTGTGGGCAACCACGGACCAGGACGCTAGCGACCTTGCCCGCCTGGTGGCCGCGCTGCTGTGGTCCGCACCAGACGGGCAACCGGTGCTCAAGGTCACCCAACCCACCGGGGCCACCCCGGTAGCCGACCCATCGGGCCAGCCGCTGCGCTACATGACCTTCGAGGTCACCACGCGCGGCACCGAACAGTAACCACCCCGCACCGCCCCGGCGTGGGGGTCTACCGGCGCACACCGCCACACAAGGAGAAGCAACATGGCAACTAACTCTGCCCTCGTGCGCGTGGCCGTGACCGGCGCTGTCTCGGTCGGAGCCACCACCGCAACCGCCCCCACCGGTACGGCCAGCGCGCTGACCGGCTTCAACGACCTGGGCCTGGTCGGCGAGGACGGGGTGACCGAATCGCGTGGCCGCTCCACCAACGACATTAAGGCCTGGCAGGGTGGGCAGACCGTCCGCACGGTGGTGACCGACGCGACCCTGACCTACCACTTCACCCTCCTGGAAACCAAGAAGGAGACGGTGGAGCTGTACTACGGGTCCGACGTGACGCAGACCGCCACGGAAGGGTCGCTCACGGTGGTTCCGTCCAGCACGGGTGGGCGCAAGTCCTTCGTGCTGGACGTGGTGGACGGCTCCGAGCTGCTGCGCGTGTACGTCCCGCAGGGGGAGGTTACCGAGGTGGGTGACCGCGTGTACGCCAACGGCGACCCCATCGGCTACGAGTGCACCCTGACCGCCTACAACGACGCCACCCTGGGTGGCTCGGCCAAGGTGTGGGCCACCGCGCTCAAGACGGCGGCGTAGCCGCACACCAACCACCGGGGTGGGAGCCTGCGCGGACTTCCACCCCGGTGCTTACCCTGTCCGCGCGCACCAGGAAGGCACGCGCATGCCCCCGAAGAAGAAGCAACCCCAAGACCATCGGCCCAAGCAGACCGGCGACGACGTGGCGGTGTTCAGCCCTACCCCGGTCAACACCTACACGTTCACCTGGGAGGACACCGAGTACCACCTGCCCGCTGCGGCAAGCGCCGTGGACAAGGTGTCCGGTCGCGCACTGCGCGATGCGTACATGGACGGCGAGGCCGGTCAGATGCGCCTGGCGCTGACCATGCTGGAACTGGTGGACGCCGACCCTGGCGCGCTGGACGCGCTGTACGACATGCCCGGACCGGTCATGCTGCAACACATCGCGGCGTGGATGGAGGTCGAGCCCGTCGAGGGCGAGCCAGGCCTGGGGGAATCCTTGCGCTAGTCGGGCTCATGACCGAGCACCGGGCGGCGTTCGAGTACGACTGGCGCAACCGCTTCCACCTACCGCTGACCGTGGTGGGCGACACCATGAGCTACGGGGAGGCCGGACGCCTGGCCAGCCTGCTGGGGCGCGACCCCAGCTCGCAGGTGGCAGCAGCGCGGGAAGGGTGGCCCGCCCCGCATACCCGCGAATGGTTCCTGCTGGCCGACCTGTTCGACCTGACGCACCACGGGCTCGCCCGACACCCCAAGCCCTACCCCCGCCCGCAGCGAGCTGGCCAGCGCATGGGCCGCACCACCCTGGACCGGCGCAAGGTGCTGGCAATCCTCAACGCACACGGACACGACTTCGGAGGTGACTGACCATGGCTGAGGTTGCACAGGCCTACGTGTCCCTGATGTTCTCGGCCAAGGGGGCCACCGACCAGATCACCAAGGAGGTCGCGGGCGCGTCGGCCAAGGCCGGGGCAGCGGGAGGCAAGGAAGCCGGGAAGCGCTTCCACTCCGGCATGATCCCCGGGGTAGCCAAGATCGGTGCGGCGCTTGGTGGTGCGTTCGCGGCCACCAAGGTGGTGGACTTCTTCAAGGACAGCGTGGGGGAGGCCCGCGAAAGCCAGAAGGTCGGTGCGATCACCGCCAACGTCATCAAGACGACCGGTGGTGCGGCCAACGTGACCGCCAAGTCCGTGGGCAACCTGGCTACCGCGATCAGCAACAAGACCGGCATCGACGACGAGGCCGTGCAGTCGGCCAGCAACCTGCTGCTGACCTTCACCAACGTGCGCAACGAGACCGGCAAGGGCAACAAGGTCTTCGACCAGGCCACGCAGGCGGCCACCGACATGGCAGCGGCCATGGGCAAGGAGCCCAAGTCCGCAGCGATCCAGCTTGGCAAGGCGCTCAACGACCCGGTGAAGGGCATCACCGCCCTATCCAAGGTGGGGGTGTCGTTCACCGAGCAGCAGAAGAAGCAGATCGGCACCATGGTGAAGAACAAGGACACCCTGGGTGCCCAGAAGCTGATCCTTGGTGAGCTGAACAAGGAGTTCGGGGGGACCGCTGCTGCCAGCTCGACGGCTGGCGAGAAGATGAGCACCGCGTGGGCCAACACCAAGGAGCAGGTGGGCACCTACCTGCTCCCGGTGATCGACAAGGTGGAAGGCGTCATCACCGGCAAGGTGCTGCCCGCCGTTTCCAAGTTCATGTCCGGCATGCAGAACGGCACCGGACCGGGTGGCCGGTTCGCGGACGTGATGGGCCGGGTCAAGGACGCCTTCGCTGCTGCTGCACCCGTCATCGGCAAGGTGCTGGGCTTCCTGGCGCAGAACAAGGCGGTCGTGGCCACCTTCGCAGGGATCATCCTGACCGTGGTGGCAGCGGTGAAGGTGTGGACCGCTGTGCAGGCAGCGCTGGACGTGGTGCTCAACGCCAACCCCCTTGGACTGCTGGTGATTGCGATTGCAGCCCTAGCTGCGGGGGTGGTGTACGCCTACAAGCACAGCGCCAAGTTCCGCTCCATCCTGGACACCGTGTGGGGTGTGGCCAAGAAGGTCGGCAGCTTCCTGGGCAACGTGTTCGTGGGCTACCTGCACATCCTGGCCAAGACGTGGCTCACCGTGGGCATCGTCGGCGTGCACGCCCTGCGCACGCTGCTGTCCGCCGCCTTCAAGGTGTTCGGTGGCATCCTCAACGCAGCGGCCAAGGGCATGGGATGGATTCCCGGCATCGGCCCCAAGATCAAGCGGGCAAGGGATGCGTTCAACACCTTCGGTGACAACGTGACCAGCAAGCTGCGCGGCGTGGAGGACAAGCTGCGCGGCGTGCGGGACGGGATCGACGGCATCAAGTCCAAGAACGTCACGGTCGGGGTCAACGTGCACTTCCAGCAGACCGGCACAGCTAGCGCAGCGGTAGCGGCCAAGCACGCGGGCGCGACCGGTGGCTACCAGCCCCGTGCCGGTGGTGGGGCGGTGGCACGTCACCGGCTGTACCTGGTCGGGGAGAACGGGCCGGAGCTGTTCAGCCCCGGCTCCAACGGCAGCATCGTGCCGAACCACCGGCTGGCCTACAGCAACGTGACCCCGCTGGCCGAGCAGCAGCGCGGCAACCGGCGCGTGCAGCTCGTGGTCGGGGACCAGGTGTTTGACGCCTACGTGCGCGACGTAGCCGACAACAGGGTCAAGGCGCACCGTGGCCACGCCGCCACCGTAGGGAGGATGGGGTGACGCTCCTCAAGTCCGGGTCGGCTACGTGGGTGGACAGCACCAAGCCGTCGCTCACCCACGGTGCGCAGGCACAGCTCAAGCTCGTGTCCGGCGCGGCCTACGGGTTCATCCAGGTGGGCCTGCCCGCCGACCTGCACAAGGGTGCGACCGTGGCCAGCGCCAAGCTGCGCATCGCGCAGGTGGGCACCACGGCCAGCAGCCGCACGCTCACCGTGCAGCGGGTGTCTGCCAAGTGGCTGCTGTCCAAGCTGACCTGGAACAACAAGCCCGGGGTCACCGGGTCTGCCGTGGCGGTGACGCAGGGTGGTGGCCCGGACGGCAACGTGTGGGAGTTCGACGTAACCGCCGACGTGCAGCTCATGGCCAACGGCACCGCCAACTACGGTTGGCGCATTACCTCCGCGCAGGCCAGCGCCCTGTTCGTGCGAGGCTTCACGGCCAGCAAGTGGAAGCCCGTCCTGGACGTGAGCTACAGCTACGCGCCACCGACCCCCACCAGCCTGCACCCGAGCAGTGGTGCGGTGTCCATCACCAAGCCGGTGCTGACCTACGACGCCGGGGACACCGCGACACAGCAACGCATCCAGGTGGACCCTGCGGGCAACGGCACCGCACCGGTCTTCGACACCGGGTGGGTGGCCACCACCGTGGAGGAGTACGACCTGTCCACCAGCACCTACGCAGGGCTGGCCCTGGGGGCATCCACGCAGTGGCGCGTGCAGGTCAAGAACGTAGCAGGGCTTACGTCTGCCTGGTCGGCGTGGGTGTCGTTCAACCGCGTGGCCAAGCAAGTGCTCACCGTCACCCAGCCCCCGGCCACGGTGTACGAGCCGACCCCGCCGTTCACCTTCACCATGCCGGACTTGCAGCGCAGCCAGGTGCTGATCTACGACCCGGCCAACCCGAGCAAGGTGCTGCACGACAGCGGTGTGCGCACGGACACGGTGGGCAGCTACACGCCGAACAAGGACGTGTTCACCAAGGACGACACCACCTACACCTACCGGGTGCGCGCCTGGGACAGCGTGGACCGGGAGCAGACCAGCGGTGACACCAGCTACGTGCAGGTGGTCGGCACCACCACGCTGTCCGGGGACGACACCATCGCGGCTGTCACCAACCTGGTGGCCAGTGTGGCCAGCCCAACCCCATGGGTGGACGTGTCCTGGTCGCGCACCAACCAGCCGGACGGGTGGGCGATCTACCGCGACGGGGTGCGCGTGCACACGGCCAGCACCGGTCTTGAGCTGCTGGTCGCCGGGACGACCTACTCCTGGCGCGACCAGACCGCCGCACCGAACCGCAAGCATTCCTACAAGGTGCAGCCGGTGGTCAACAGCGTGACCGGCAAGGGTGGCCCCACCGCGTACGTCACCCCCACGGGTGCAGGGGTGTGGCTGCTGGACCCGGACACCGGCACGGAAGTGGTGCTGTGGGGCGACGACGGCGGCGATTGGGAGTACGGGGAGGACACGCAGACCTACCTGCCCATCGGGGCCAGCGCACCCGTGCTCGTCACGACCAGCATGCGCGGCCTGGAAGGCTCCTGGTCCGGGGAGCTTGCCGAGGTGCCGTCCCTGCCGAACTACGGCGTGGACAGCATGGAGGCCAACCTGTACCTGCTCAAGGCCGACCCGGCCAGCGTGGTGCGCCTGGTGGCCGGGGACCTCAACATTCCCGTGTACCTGTACGAGATCACGCTCGCGCCGGACCCGGCCAGCAAGGGTGGGGACCGGGTGGTGGCCGTGGCCTTCTCGTTCGCGCAGGCCGACGAGCTGCCCTACACGGCGGTGCTGTAGCCGTGCAGACGTTGGGCTTGAGCAAGACCGACCGGGCCACCTACCTGGCCGCGCTGTCGCACAGCTACGTCATGGGCACTGAGCTGCGCGTGCTCACCCTGGACGGCACGCTGGTGACCAACATCAAGCCCGCCATGCAGGACGGGCAGGTCAACATCGACACCAGCGGCGACGTGACCCGCAGCGCGACCATGACGTTCCAGGACCCCGGGGCCAGCTTGCAGTTCAGCCCGGACAGCCCGGGCGATGGTGCGGTGTACTTCAACAACATGGTCCAGGTACGGGTGAGCGTCTACGTCGAGGCGCTGGGGGACACGGTGACCTGCCCGGTGTTCACCGGCCCGATAGTCAAGTTCGACCGCACCGGGGACCTGGTGAGCCTGGAAGCCCAAGGCAAGGAGTCCTTCGGGCTCAACGGGTGCCCCACCTTGACGCTGCGCAAGGGCCACAACGCCGTAGACGCGATCCACGACATTCTGTCCATGCGCACGGGGGAGACGAAGTTCTCCCTGCCGCAGGGCAACACGCGGCGGCTCCCCAGCGACGTGCACGCGAGCTGGGACGACGACCACCAGCCCTGGAAGGTGTGCAAGAACATCGCGGCCAGCCTGGGCATGCAGCTCTACTACGACGGGGCAGGGGTGTGCAGGCTGCGTGACCTTCCTGGCGCACCCGTCTACACCTTCCGTGACGGCGACGGCGGGAACATCACCGCACCCGTGGCCGTCTCCCACGACAAGACCGAGCTGCGCAACCAAGTGCACGTCGTGGGGAAGAAGCCAGCGCACCAGGCCACGGCGAACCTGCCGGACTGGCACCCGGCCAGCTCCTGGAACCTGCGCCGCAACGGCCACCGCACCTACCTACGCGTGTCCATCCAGGACAACAAGATCGGGAGCACGTCGGCAGCGAAGGCGCGTGCGAACAACGTGCTGGACCAGTACCTGCGCTTGCACTTCGGTTGCACGTTCAGCGCGCTGCCGGTGTTCCCCCTCGAAGAGCTTGACCTGGTGCACATCAGCACCGACCAGTACACGAGCAGCGAGCGACTGCGGCAGGCCTCCTTCCCGATCACCGGGGGGGACATGACGTTCGGCTACACCGACGTGGTGTCCGCAGCCAAGCACCCGAGGAGGCGTCCGTGACGTACGGCACCATCACAGCCGTAGAAGCCGCCAACCTGGGCAGCGAGCTGGTGGCCGACGCCGTGGTAGGGGCCACCGTGCTGGCCGTGGACTACGTGGGCGACTTCGACGAGGACGGTGGTTCGCTGCTGCTCAACGGGGCAACGCTGAGCTACAGCACCGTGGACGTGGACGCCAACACCATCACGCTGTCCGTTGGCATCGCTGCGGCGGCCAGCGTGGGCGACCCGGTGCAGGTGGTGGAGGCTGGGTCCCCAGCGGTCGAGTGGCTTGCCCACGTGGCCCTTGCCGAAGGTGAGGGCGACGGTGGCGGCGACACGTCGGACACCGTGGCTGCCGTCATTCCCACCGCGCTGGTCGGCTACTTCCCGGAGGGCACCTACGACGAGCCGGTTCCGGTGGAGGTGCAGACCAACGGGGACACGTTCGTGGTGGTGACCCAACCGCAGCAGCCCCCCACCTTCTCCGGTGCCCTGCTGGACCCCAGCACCGTACCCACCCCACACGACGGCGTGGTGCCCGGAGCTGTTGGCACGGCGATCACCCTGGGTGGCCTGGGGCTGATCTTCGTCAAGTGGTCCCCGGTCACCCTGAACGCGCTTGGTGGTCCGCAGGTGGACCCGGTGCGCTACCGCGTGCACGTGTCCACCACCAACCCGGTACCCATCAACGACACCACCCTGGTGGCCGACACGGGCGGCACCCTGGCCGTGGTCAAGGCGCTGGCCAACGGCACGGAGTTCTCCTACGACACCAGCTACTACTTCGCCGTGGAGGCCTACGACGAGGACGGTAGGGGAGCGGCCAGCCCCTCGGTGTCCGGGGCCATGGAC